CTTCTGATTGAACGCCAGTAACAGTTCCAGCAAACTTGTCTTCAACAGCAATTCCTTGAAAGTAACCAGCTTGATGTTCTCCTCCTGACGTTGAAGCATGATTAGCTTGACATCTTGCTCTAATTGCTCTGGCAGTTCCTGACGAAGTAGCAGCAGTATTAATAAAGTAAACCATGTCTTCCGCGTTTGCACCATAATCCTGGTCAATTCTAAAAAGTTTAGCGGAAAAACCTGCAGCGCCTGCAAGATATAAACTAGTTCCATCAAAATAAATGCTCGTATCCTTATCATCACCAAAGTAAATTCGCTCATTATCACCTAAATGGTAAACTCCTCCAGCAGTATTAGTATCATAAATCAATACTCCATGAAACGTGCTTCCTTCCTGTAAAACCTTCATTAACCTAATGTCTTTAGCACTATCAACCGTTTCCAGTTTAGTCTCTAAAGCCGCTAAAACATCCTGAACACTACCACGAATGTCATATTTTTCTACAGCATAATTCGTCATAAGCTTAACCTCCGTCTTTTTTAGCCTCTAAGAAATCATTAATCACAGCCACAATGTCCTTATTAGAAGCCCAAACGCTCGGCACGTTCACATTAATTTCTTTCTTTAAAAACTCGTACTCAGCTTCTTCTAGTTCAATAAAACCTGATGTCTTAGCGTTTTCAATGGCTCGATGAGTCCTTGAATACAATACGAATTTATCAAGACCTCTTGGCATTTTACCATCAGGCAAAGGCATTAACAATAAAGACTTAAGTACGTCAACCGAGCTTTCAGTCCTATCTTCCTCTCCTTTACCGCCTTTATTAGCCCATTCTCTAACTTTTATCTTTCTCATACCTTCATCCTCCATTTATTTTTTTATTCCTAAAAAGAAAGGAAACGGACGCTTTCACGCCCAATTAAATTTATGGCCCACCTGGCACTGCCGCAGGTAGTCCTGTTCCACCAATTGTCATTAGGAAGTTTCCAGCCCAATCGTCTGTTGAATTTGAAACACAACTTGTTGCGTAAGTTCCGTTGATATAATTTCCGTGAACTTGACAATATCCGCCTACTCCTGCAGAACCGTAAACATCTAATGAAACGGTTTCGCAATTAAACGAATTTCCTTTAATAGTTGAACGTCTCAAATCTGCTGAAATTCCGGTTGTTGCTTTGTAGGTAAAACTATTATTGATTATCTCCCAACCAGTTCCTGCTGAATTAGGCACACTTAATGTAGAAATACCTCTTGTACACCATGTGAAAAAGTTATGATAAACTCTCACATAGTCAGGAATTCCATTTGCCAAAATAGCCGCAACACAAGTGTTTGTGTGTGACTTGAATATGTTGTTGTCAATTACTGTTCCTACTCCTTTTGTATTAATAGCTCCGAGTTCTTCGGAAATATCAATCGCATATCCAGAAGTTGTTCCATTAGGTCTTAAATAAAAACCGCTTATTCTACATCCAGGAGCCGCAACAGTAATGATAGTTGTATCTTCAAGTGAAGTCCAACCACATCTCCATCTTTGACCTACAGCAATCAATGTAACATTTGCATCAGACATAGTAACAGCTTCGCTATAATCTGTTCCTGTACCTGCTACAAAAATTGTATCGTTTGCTGAAGCCGCAGCTAAAGCTAAAGTTATAGTGCTCATTGCACGTCCCCAACTTTTACCATCGCCTCCTGCACTTCCATTAACATTGTCCACAAACCATGGACTACCTGGAGAATTAACTCCAGACACCCCACCTTCAAAAGTCACGTGTTCACTCATTTTATACGGACCGTTTGTATAAGGCGGAACTGCGGTGGAACCGCTTGCGTGTCTAAATCCTTGCATATTAAATTCCTCCTAAATTTAAGGTGCCGTCACGTTAGTGTCGTCCTTTGCTAAAGCCCAAACAATATAAGCTCGCACTTCATCACTATCGCCTGAACCTCCAACCGTAATAGTTAAAGTTGTTCCATCGACTGCCGTAGTTGGCTCTTCCGTAGTTACAACGCTTCCAGTAGTAGCATGCTCAAATCCAATGATTCCTACAAAAGTACTGCAACCATACGTCGCCAAATCAATAGCAATAGTGTCACTAGTATCAGCTGTTGCTGGCACTGTTACCATGAACATTTTAACTCCTAAAGCCGGAACTATATCAGTTACTGTTCCTGTTAATGCTGTTACCATAATCATTCCTCCAAATATTTTAAAGTAAAAGATTAACCCTTTTACTTGATATTATCCACAAACGCGTTAAATGCCGTTGACCTTAACAGTAAAGCTTCATACATTTTCAAGAAGAATTTATCACTGTCATTAGTAACACCCATTTCTCTATACGTCATGTCCTGCAAAACTCTCATTTCAATGTACTCCATGTCCAAGAAAAACAATTGCTTTGCTCCAGTAGTATTACTCAAGTACTGGCTTGGGACTAACGGAACGGGTCCTTGCATGGTTTCAACAACCACTCTAGACGGAATTCCAAATCCAGCAGTTCCTGTCATATCACCTGGTGACATTCTAAAATGATCAATCTGGATTTTTCTGACATCCACTAAAGTACCTGAATCACAGCCTCCAATAGTAACTCTTCCACTATCATCGTAAGAATACTGGGCAATAGTTTCAATATCATCCCAATCCAAGTCACTAGCTTCTTTATCTAACACGTTAGTCGTGCTTTGCTGTTGCACGATTCCATCAAACTCGGTCGCGTCAGTATCAAGATCACCAACCCAAATCAAGCTTTCTTCAAGTTCCTTGATAGCAGCAGCTCTTTTCAAGACCTCGTACTGTTTAGCGTTAGGCGCTGTTGGGCTTGCAAAAGTGGTTCCCACTAATCCAGTTCCTTCAGGTTGCATTCCTTGAACCATGTAACCAGACATTGCGGCTTGCATTTGTCCAACCACACGACCAACTGAGTACAAGTACTTAATGGACACGCTGGCTCTGTCTTCCGTGTCAGTCGCGTCAGCTAAAGGCGCGTCTGCAGCGGCAGTAAAAGCCGCTTCCTTGCTTTCAATAAAATTATAGTCAGCTGTCAATCCCATGTTAGTAATTCTTGGAATTAATTCAGTCCAAGGAGTGTACTTCCTGCTTTTATCGACAATTCTACTGTCAACATAAATAGGCACTAAAGCAGTTGCACTAGCCGTTCCATCTCCACCAGCTGTAGTGGTTAAAGCTTTCATTTGAGCTTGTAAACTTCTTTCTTTACCACGGTCATTGATGGCTTTTAAATCTGGCCTCATGTCAATCTTAGAGTACGGGTCAAAATACCTAGTTTCACCACGTAAATAACCAAATGAAAAAGAATAAGCATCAGCGGCATCCATGGCTTTTAATTCTACTCTTCCTGTTCCTGTTCTAGCCATTTTCATTCCTCCTATATGTCATCCAAAGGTCCTTTGGACTCCTTGGTGATTTCAATTCTGGCTTTTAAAGCGTCTTTCATGTGAGTTGTTTGTTCCATTTTAGCCTTGAATTGAGGCGTGGACAGAATCTTATCAAACTCAGCCATTTGAGCTTTCATAGCCTTTAATTCTACTTTAAACTTACCTTCTTCAACTTGATCGCTAATAACCGACTTTAATTCAGCCATTTGCTTGTTCATAGCATCAAAACTTTCTTTCAATGCCTTTGTTTCTACTACTTCAGGTTCTACCTTATGTTCTTCCTTGGTTTCGTCTTTAGATTCTCCTGCGGATTCCTCTTTAGGTTCATCTTTAGTTTCTTCCTTGGTTTCTTCCTTGGGTTCAACCTGCTCTTTCTTTTCTTCATCTGGCATTTCAATACCTCCAATAAGTTTATTTACCTCGGTTTCGTCATATTCAATGTCATCAAGAGCCTTAAGCATTACATTAGTAAACGTAGCTCTTTGGTTCACCGGTATTCCAGTAAATGTAATGTTCAATAATTGAACTTTTTCTAGTACTCTATGCCTCACACCATCAATTGACTTAAAACTGTATTCAATAGGAAAATAAGCAATAGAAAAAGAATCCAAAAACTTGTTCTTGATTGAATTCTTGATTTCTTCATACCTTTGATTATGTTTATTAAGCAATGTTTTAACTTGAATGCCAACCTTGTCTCGAACAGCATTAACAACTCTAGCCACCGGGTTTTTTGTTAAACTATTCCTTAATTCATCTCCAGCTAGTATTCTTCCAGTTTCGTCTTTAAACGAAGCGTGTTCAACGTCCACTTTCAAGTTACTGCCTTTCATTTGCTCAAACATATCGTCCATGCAATTATCAGTTGCAATATCCTTGAGTAAATCCGGATCACCAGTAACAATATGTCCTTCAACAATATCATCATCAATTGCTTTAAGATTAAAATTAGAAGCGTAAAAATACAATGCTTTCTGTTCCACTTTTTCTTTAATGCCTTGCTTGTTAACCCAAGAATAAAATACTTGCTCGCCTTTCTTTTTACCGTATTTCAATTGCATATCGGCTTTAATTTTAGAGTATCTTGGCTTTAGTGGAATAAGAATCACCTTTAACTAAATTTCAGTCAACTATATAGAAGTGGAAACTACTTAATATGTTTTTCGGTTAAAAGTAACTGTTAGTGTTACAAAACAATTATTCTGTAATAAAGAGTGTTACAAAATAATTAGTCCGGGATAAAACCAATAGTGCTTCTACAGTTCACGTGAAACGGATTATGATCCCATTCTTGACCTTTGTAATGGAATTTCTCAAACAAGCCTACTTTCTGGCCGTCTAAATGCTTGCAAATATCAGAAGTCCTAGCATCAAGTTTAGCAATCACTACTTTTTTGCCTTTTAATCCTGACTGCTTGTAACCTTCTAAAGCGCCTGCTCCTGCCGCGCGATTACTTTCAGTTCTGGCAATCATTTCCGCTCTAACTTTACCCACGTCTAAAACCTTGTCCACTCTCTTACTTAACTTGACTGTTCCTTCGCCTTCCATTAAACCTCTTTTTAATTCGGCTCTTAAATCGTTCTTTAATTCTTCTTCTAAGTCTTTAACGTTTTCAAAAGTATAATTCTCTAAAAACTGGATGGCTCTCAAGTTAGGCTGGAAATTCCTGCTTAATTCTTTACCTGCTTTCTCTAAACCCAAGTAAAAATTAGCTTTAATCATATCACTGACAACTAGTTTTAATCCAGCAAAACTCAATAACTCCATGGCCTTTTGAATAAACTGCTCGTTAATGGCCTTGATTTCAATTAAAGCATTAACGCCTGCTTCTTTTTTAATTAAAGCCTTAATTAGTTGACCCGTGACAGTTATTTCTTTAACGATTTTTTTTTTTAAAAACTCTGGTTTAACTATTTCCTCAAAGTTTTGAGGCACTAAATTACCAGCATTAACCGTGTTTAAAGCCTTAAAACCGACACCGGTTCCTTTTTCCTCGCCTTTCGCTTCCTCTTCAAATAACCCGCTTTGACCATTGCTTCCAAAACCACCACCCATTGATGGTTTCATTAATTCGTCTCCACCTTCAACTGGCTCTAAATTCAATTCAGTTGTTCTAATCTCGTTAGCAGTCCTTAACCCGTGTTTAAGGTCCCCCCAATGCATTTGCCTTTTAGCTAGTTCTTCCTGTAAATCAAACTTATCGAACTCGAATAAGACTTTTCCTTCATACTTGCCTTTAATCCACGGTAAATCGTTCACTATTTGAGTATTATAATAGTACTCCATCATTTCCACTAAAGGCCTGATTAATTTTCTCTTAAAAACGTTTGACTGATTAAAACCAACAGCACGATTACTGCCTTCCGTGAAACCTAATTCATCAGCGTTTAGGTTGAAGCACGCCCAAACAATCTTCGTGTACCATTTTTGTTGTTCAAGCAATTCAAGTTCTAAGTTACTAAAACCGATTCTAACAAAGTTTCCTTCCGTGTTCACTACCGGCATTTTATGAAAGTAACGCTTCCAATTACCTGCAGAATCTTTTTGTTTCACTTGCTCTGACCACATTTTACTAAAAGATTTAATATCCTCGTCTTGCGCTCCAACCATTTGGAAAATTCCTTTAGCAATATTATTATCTTTAAAGTAATCAAGATTACTGTCAATTCCATAAGTCAATAACTGTAAAACGTTTTACAAGTTTTCAACCGGACTACGCCCGTAAATGCTGTCAGATCGCGGGTTATTCATACAGTAAACGATTTCGTTTCGATTAAATGCTGTTGGTCTAGCGCCAGTTAACCAACCGTACTGGTAATAAGCGTTAAACTCTGGCATTATACCGTACCTATCCGGGCTTTTAGTGAACGTGTTACTTACTAACTTGCCTCTGGCGAAAAAGTTATGATTATCAGCTACTTCAATATCGTATCTCGTGTCATACTTATTGATTATTTCTTTCTTGTAAACTTCGGTTTCAGTAATAGATAATTTAATTTCAATGTCAATGATTTCTTTATTTTCAAGTTTTTCTTTATTTACTTTATAAGCCATGCTGTTGTGAACAAATGGCTTGATTAGTTGTTTAAACTTGCGGGCATTATCGCCATGACAGTTAATAATGTATTTTTCTTCAAATCGCCTATCAGGTCTTATTTTAAATTCAATTCCCCATTTTTCCTTAATTTTCTTAACAGCGTATTCTAAAAATTCTTTAGGAAAACAATGCGTTGCAATTTCAACAGAATCTCTTTCTTTATACGAATATCCATCATCCTGAAACCATACAGCTAAACCTAAAACATCAAGCCTATCAATTAAATCAGTAGAAACAGGATACTTTAAAGACCTGTATTCTTCAAAAACAATGTTTTTTCCTGTAACAAATTCACACATAACAGTTTCTTTAAATCCTTCCGCAAACCTTGATTTATACTCGCAATAAGCAGGATTAAAAGCCTTAAAATTCTTCATTTTCCAAAGCAAATAATCTTTTTGCTTAATAGAATGAGTTTCTTTATAATGATACTTTCCATGTTCAGTACCCTTGCCAGTAATGCATCCATCTCCAAGCAATGAACCCACTAAAATCTGTTCTTGTGTGTCATTAAGCACTGGGCATTGAGTGAAAAGCTTATCACCTACTTCAATATCTTCACTTAATTTATATCCATCTTGCGTCCAAATCTGGTGAGAAGTAGAAGTCAAAGACCTGTATTTCCTGTCAGATTTAGCCCACAATCTAACCCATTTACTTGCCGGACCATTACAAACCCAATTAGTCACTGGCTTCCATTCAATGCATTTTTTTTCAAAATTCCAAGACTTTACTTTGCATTCAACTTTGTCTTTAACTAGCTTACCAATAGGAATATCACCTAAATCAGTTTCAACAAGCGTATTAAAATTAAGGCAACCTCCGTCTCGCACGTACATTTCCATGAACTCGTCCTTTAAGTTCCTGACTTTAGTTATTACTCCCGCATCCACTTCAAGAATATCTCTAATTAACGCTTTTTGAATCACGTTCTGGCTTTCATCATTACGATTAGGATTATAAAAAAAGTCTTCAGTTTTAGATATTATACCGTCAGGTATTTTTTCTCCTTCTCTAGGCGATATCTTCCATTCAAGAGCAGAAAACTCATTACAAACAGTATTAGTAATCATGGACACGTAAGGCGTTCTAGCCATTCGCCTAATCTCAGGAATATCCTTGTCAAGCGGGTAACCAAATCGTGGCTTGTAAAGAAAAGCAGGAATAACAGCCTTGTAAACCGCGTCCGTGAAAGAAGGCGCGATCCCAACGCCTCTGCTAAACGGGTCTATTGTTTGCGTTCCAACGAACGCTCCGTAAGCCGCGCGCAATCTGTTTGGAAACCCGTTCAAGTAAGAAACTGGTTTCCTGGGATTCTGTTTCACCATAAGCGAAATGCCAGCATTGTTTCCAATGCTGGCGGGGCAATTATTGTGGACAAGAGAGCAACAGTCATGCACAACTCTTAGCTCGTCAACTAAGTCTCTTTACTCTTGTCACTCCAATTGGGAAATATATAAAGCCCATCCTACTATTTAAATCTTACGCAAAACCAAAAGCAAATTTACGTCCTTGATAGAGGCTGATACAGGCCGCGTCAGCGTAATCCGGGCTCTTATCCGCAGGTGGAATAATCTTTAACTTACCGTTTGAAGTCCGCTCGTACCTTAATTTCTTTAACTCTGTTAACAATTTATTCCCATATTTCTCGTCCACTATTTTAACCAAATTCTTTCTAGCTAAAGACTCAAACTTCCTATACTGGTAAGCTTTCTTGTTCAAGCATAACTTGTTATCCTCTTCTTCTCTTCTATTAAGCTTTCTTTTAAGCTTCCACGGTGATTCAGCAGCAATAAACGCGAACGTTCTTTTTTTTACTTCAGGTATTTCATGAAGCCTGCTAGTTACCCCGCCTCCAAGCCCAATGTCATCAATGTTAATCCTGTCAAAATGCTCTTTTCTATCCCAAGCCACTATTTCTCCCACGGTTGGCATTAAATCCTGTTTCTCAAACTTTTTGGCTTCAGGAAAAAACCATTTCTTATCATACCTAACTGCCTTATAAAGTACGGTTAAATCCCGTCCAAACCGAGCAATATCGCATCCTAATCGTTTCTCATCAGGCTTTGTTTTAAGCAATGCCTTTTCTTCTTTAGTTAATTTAGCGTTCAAGTTCTTTAAATCCTCTTTAGTGAACAACTGATCCTCTAATTGTTCTGGCCAGTCAGCTTCATACCAGATAGTGAACTCGTCTTTTATCATTTCCTCTTTTCTTTCCATTACGAATTCTCTAGTTAACCTGCCTGCATCTACGCACATTCGCCAGTCAATTTTCATGTACTCCCAGTTCTTGCTAATATGATTATCGTACATGTACCCGTATTTGACTGGATTGCCTATTATGAATAAATTAGCGTCAGGCGTGTCGCCTAGCATTCTCATTACCTTGGTTCGCATGATTTCAGCAGAAATCAGTTCTCCTTCATCTACCGCTATTTTAGTGCCACCCCAACCAGCTAAACTTCTACCAGCGCCAGTAAGATTAGCTGAAATAGCGGTTATCTCATTATTATCCATAAAAGTTAGTTTTTGCTTGGTAATCTCTTTCTTTAATCTTTCCACGCCCATTCCTTTAAAATTAACCATTAACCTGTTTTTAAAAATTTCATTATCTAAAACGTGTTGAATCACGTAACCCATGACAATTTTAGTGTGCTTTTCAGTAGGAGCAAGAATCCTAATTAATTCTCCTACCCCGAAAACAGCGCTTAACACGATAGCTAACGATAAAGCCTTGCTTTTGCCAGCTCGTGTAGTGGCTGTGCAAATGACTCTCTTAGGAATGCCAAAGAAAAACCGTTTAATGATTAAAGCCTGGTAATCGCTTACTTCCATTGGTTGACCTTTATCGTTCTTGAAAAAGGCTCTGCAAACCGCTTTAACCCCGTTTATCGTGGCCAGCAAGAGTAGGACTTTTTTCTTCAGTTCTATGAATTCGCTTTGCTTGCTCATAAGCCTCATCTATCTCACTAATTACAGTGGAAGTGCTGGAAATAATTTCGGTAGGCTCTCCTTCCATTAGTCTTTCAAGTTTAATTACTTCAATTAAGTCTCTAGCTCCTACTTTAGCTTCTCCTGAGTTAACTAGCCGAGCCCAAACTTTCTTTATTGAACTCATTAATTCTTTGTTAAGCTTACTATTGTCATTTTTACTGTTTTCCTTGACTACTTTGAGTAATTCTTCTTTCTTTTTTTTCCAATTGCCTTTTTCTATCCAGCGGCATATTGAGGAAATGCTTCTAATGTTTAGTACTTCGCATATTTTCACGTATGGCACTCTTTCGCAGTATAAGTGGAATGCTTGTTCTTTGATTTTAGCGCTTATTGTCATAGTAAGCCTCGTTTTTTGTTTATTTTAATTCTTCCTTGCTCATTCAACCACTTTCTGAATTCTTAACATTGTTTTTACTCTAGGCTCTTTTTCAGCCCAACGCCATAGTTTTCTCGCGTACCGACCGCCTACTGGTAATAAAATCACGTTAGTATTAGGTTTAAACATATCCAGAATGCTTATAGCCCAATCGTAATCTCTCTTGTTTTTAATCATTATTTTAAGTTGGTCGTTATAATTTAGTTTTTTGATTAAATTAAAATCATTATTTTTAACCATTCCGGAACTGGGTGCTTTTAAATTCAAGCTAATGCTCACGTCTACTGGCATTTCTCCCCAGTCAATCGTGCTGTTTGTTTCTAAAACAATGTTCCTGTTTTCATTGGCAAACTGCTCGCATAATTCGGTTACTTGTTTTAATTGTATTAATGGTTCTCCTCCGGTAATGCAAACGTTTCCTGTTGGGAATTCTTTTACTTTATCTATTATTGTTTTTATGGTCATTAGTTTGCCTGAATGCTTGGCAATTTCACAATAATTACAGTTAAGGTTACAGCCAGTTAATTGAATAAAAACAGTTAAATCGCCTGTTGATAATCCTTCGCCTTGCCTGCCTAAATAAATATTGCTTACTTTTAACTCTATGTTATCCATCAATTAATTCACCACGTGTTTTGATTAAACACAAAGTAAATTAATAAGTTAACTTGTATTTAAGCTTTTTGTTAAGAAGAAAACCCGCTAGTGGCTGTTAATTTTCTGTCTTCTGCTTTTGCTGTTAATTCTCTGTCTTCAAGTATTGCAGTTAAACTAATCCAAATTGGGTGATGTATCAGCGCGTCTACTGTAAAATAATTAAAATTAGTGGATTGAATAAAAGCGTCAATTGTGGTTGTTTTAGTGGGAGTAATTTGTAGTAAAGCGTCTACAGTTAATGTTTTTTTATTGACTGCTTGTAAAAACGCGTCCACCGTTAAAGTTTTTGTAAAATTATCCTGTAAGAACGCGTCAACTGTAGTAGTCTTTGTTAATCTATTAACAATAATCGCGTCTATTATACTGGTTTTAGTATTAATAGCTTGAAGTAACGCATCAACTGCTGTTGTTTTAGAATTAGTTGTCTGTAAGAACGCGTCAACCGTTATTGTTTTAGAATTAGTTGCCTGCAAAAAAGCATCAACTGCTGTTGTTTTAGTAAACTGTGCTTGTAAAAACGCGTCCACCGTTAAAGTTTTTGTAAAATTATCCTGTAAGAACGAGTCCACTGTAAATGTCTTTGTTAACGTTTTTTCTAATAAAGCGTCAACAATAGCAGTTTTAGTTCCAACATTAACCAGTATTGCATCAGTAGTAAAAGTCTTGGTTGATGTTGTTTCTAAAAAAGCGTCAACTGTAAATGTCTTTGTTAACGTTTTTTCTAATAAAGCGTCAACAGTAGCAGTTTTAGTTCCAACATTAACCAGTATTGCGTCAACAGTACAAGTTTTAGTAACTAATGATATCATAGAGCCAAAAGTAATCAAATTATCGCTTTCACTCAAGTAAATCAGTTTAGCATCATTAACAGTCCATTCAGCATTAGAAATTTTAAACTCATCAATTTTACCATCAAAAAACCTATCAGTATACGTACATCTATTTCCAATTGTAAAACTACTGCCGGCACTTCCATTTTGCATTAAAGTTGTTTCCGTAGCGTCAACACCGTCAGCCACGCCATTAATGAAAATCCTGTGACCAGTAGTACTACTCCAAACAACAACTGCATGATACCAAGTATCAGCAGTCCAAGAAACTTGAGAAGTAGGAGTTGTTACAGGAACATTATTATTTTCTTCAGTAGCTATATCAAAAGCACCATCAATATTTAACCTTGCATAAAACCTATCTTCAATAGTAATATTATCCTTCATAACTAGCATATCACTCTCTGTTTCGCCACTATCCCACGTGACATCAGGATTAAACCAAAAACTCATAATAATATTTGCAGGAACAACGTCCAAAATAGTCGCATGAATAGCATTATACAGTTTGTTAGGATAAAAGCAATTACCAATTTTACCGCTTGAACTCCACGCAGCAGAATTACTTAAAGTCAAGTCTTGATTACTACTAGTGCTATCATCAGCAGTCGTTCCAGTTCCTTCATTAAAATGCCAGCAATTAGTAATATGAGCAGGATAAGTCGCGTTCTCATCTTGAGCATCACTCGCGCCAGAATTACCAAAATACACGTAAATATAGCTATCAGACGTATGATCGAAGGAATCTGTAACCAAAGCCCAAGCCAGCATATCGTCAGTCGTATGATTAAATAATTGAAAATGATATTTTAGTTCAGTATCTTCAGCAGCATTAGTGAAACGAACGTCTTCACCATTTGCTTGAACATTATTCCAAAAATCAGTATCCGCTGAAGTTCTTTTAACTAAAATAACATGGTCATTCGTAACACTAGCCGCTAAATCAGTAGTCGAAAAAGTTAATTTCTTCTTTTTAGTCCAACTTGAATTCCACCAAGGATCAAGAAAATCATCTTTAACTTGAAAACCAAACTCTCCTTTACTTCCAATAGGAAAATTTATTTTTACTTTTAAAATAACTTCAGTTTCTTTTGCCACGGGGGCCCCGGCAAAAAGATTGGTTTTCACTTTTGAACAAAATTGTTTTCCTTTATCTTGTTTAATTGAATCATCAGCAACTAATTTTACTTCTTCCCAAACATCCTTATAAACTGTCATCATTCGTGTTGGAAAAATTGAATAATAATATTTTCCTTCCTTTTCTTCAACATGATAAATTCTTTTTCCAGGATTATAACCTAAATATTGAACTATTTTACCTTCATCATTTTCTTCATCATACGTTTTTACTTTATTACTCGCTACCTCAATTTCCTCTCGATAAACTTCCGGAACCTGAATCGGATGATTTAATCTTAATATTTCCATTGATTTAACTTTTATTCTAGGATTATTCTCCCAAGTTTTTTCAAACAAAACTTTAAGCTCATCAGAAAGAATACCCATAGTATTCTTTAATTTAAGAAAAACAGTTGATTCACACAAATCATTATAATATTTCTTATCTGTTGAAATCTCAATATCATTAGCCGGTTGACTAAACCAATTAGCATTATCGATAATACAATGGTCTTTATCAGTAATTAACTTAACATCAACCATCTTTTTTCACTTCTTCTCCTTTAACAAAACTTTTAGGCATATCATAAGGGCATTCTTTAAAACGACCAGTTAACTCTACAACACCATTTTCATAAACCCAAGCAATATCCTGCACATTACGCCCATTAACAGTCCATTGCCAGCCTATCAGCCAAACAACACGCTTTTTACTAGCATCAAACACGTCTCCAATTGTTCTTCTTCTACAAATTAGTCTTCGACCTGGCTCTAAATGAAGCCTGAAAAGCAGTTTATTTCCATCTAACAAATCAAAATATTTCAATTTGTCTCTATCAATATCCGCGTATTTATTTTTTTTACCTTCTTTAGTAGTCTGTAATAAAACTGTTCCATCTTTATAAACAGCTCTCCAATAAACACCAGCCCAAAATTTAGAGTACATTGTATTGCACACTCCTTTAGTTTTACTCTACATGAATCTGTCTTCGAAAACCAAACTCTTCAAAATCCTGTTGAAGTCTATCTAAATGTTCTTGGTTAGTCACCGGCAAAAAATAAGGTTTCCTTCCCAATTGATCCATAAATTTTTCTCTACTCAAATCGCCTTCTTGCAAGTTTGTTTTAAAAACCCAACCAAGAGTTTTATAATAATAAACTGGTTTTTCTAAAATAGTCACTTCATTAGTCTTAGTATTCCTACGAGAAAACTTTTTTACTTCCATTACTTTAACCGGATCCATAATGGCCACGCCATCTTTTTTAACGCTAATTGGTTTGCCAGTTCTAATATCTTTTGTGAATAATTTTTCATTTGCCATGTTAAATCCTCCTAAATTTCATCATATTGCATCGTCAGTTGCTCATTAGCTAAGTCGCCTGGACTTGCAGTACTTTCCACTACCATCTGCAAAACAAGATAATTAGTTGTTTCGCCTATAGCATCAATTATACTTCCTGCTTCTGAAATGCTTGGTCCCGCTAAAGTACTTCCGCTTGTAAAACTAAAAGCATCAGTTACTCCAGTAATATCAGTATGCGTTGTCATTACTGCATTTGCGTCTGAAACATCATATCCTGTGTCAGCCCCACTATTTTTTACTGGAAATTCGTCTCCCACGTTAAAAGTAATTCCTGTTCCAAAGTTGCTTCCATCAGTATAAAACTGGACATTATCCACTTGCGTATCAGGCGCTGTCGCGCACTTCAAGTAAATTTGTTTCCATCTACTATACTCTGATCCTGCCGCAGGAATAGGTATTGGTGCTATTGCATCAATCGTTGCGTTATCTGCTTGCTTCATCCTCAGATTCGGTGGACCTAAAGCGTCCGTATCTTGTTCTGTTCCTGGGCTATTGTCTGATCCTCCAAAATCATAATATACATCAAATTCTGCAACGATATTAATCACCTCTCCATTAAGTTGCCGGTAAATCAGCTTTAATTCTAATGCTTGCCAATGAAGCTGTTAAAACTTTTGCCGGAGAAACCCAAGTTATTTGTAATTCAGCATTATAAACTCCTGCTGTTTCAGTATCCCCATCTTGAATAGTGTACTTGCATTCCCCGTTTGAAGCATCAGTAATAGTACAAGCTTCATTGATTTTATTAGTAGTCGCACGATAACGATTCATCTTAAATAAGACTGTTGAGTCATTTAAATCTACTGCTGTTGTTCCATCTGATTCTACGACAGTAAATTCAAGATCTTGACCATAATCATTCTTTTTTATGACTGTCATGTTTAACTAAGAACTTAAGTTATATAAAAATCTATGTTTGTCCCAGTTAGATTATAAGAAATTAAGCTTAATTATTCCTTTTTTTGAATAATACTGTTCGGGAAACTCTTAGTTTAGTTATTTCTACCTATTCTTTCCTTTTCCTCGCCCAGCGCCTAAACTTTTCCCGGGCCCAGTACTCGAACAAGGATTAGGATTAATATTTCTTCTTCCACCCAAATTTACGCCTCGGCTTTTTCCAATTCCTGTCTTTTTTCCATACATAATATTTCCTCCTTATTTAAATGATGCTTTGTATGAGCTCCTGTGTTAGGAAATAACTTCAAATTTTCAATTCTATTGTCAGTTTTAATGCCATTAATGTGGTGGACTACTTCTTCTAATGTCAAGAATCTGCCTAAACGGTCTTCCATGACTAATCTGTGTTCTGATACTCTGCCACCTTTTCCAACAAAAGGATGATTAGGAGCTAAAACTCTCGCATAACCTTGCTTGTTAATACTCCTACCGTTTTTGTAATTCCAATGATTCTTTCCTGAAACTTTAAATATTGTTTCCTTCGTGTGGTGCTTTCCTTTTATCCACGGAATTTGGCCTAAGTGAGCATCGCTCATATGTTTTCTGCTTTCTAAAGTATGCTTTCTACCCATGTGAGCTTTGCTTATCTTGGCTCTTGTCTCTTTTGAAACTATTTTACCTTTGTTAGCTAGGCTAATTGCTTTCTTATGCTCTTCAGATAATTTCTTACCTTTACACGGGGCGTCATGAGTAGCGTGCCATCGTTTCATAGCTTTGCTTTGTTTTTTCCGTGATTCGGCAGATGGTTTGTTTCCTAACAAAGAAATAGCATTAGCTCTGCCAATCTTTCTTTTAGTTTCTTCAGAAAGTTTTTTACCTAGACGAGCATTACCAATTTTCCTCTTTGCTTCTTCAGACTGTTTGCTTCCTTTTCTCATTCAAATCACTTTAAACCTATTTTTTTCATCATCTCTTCAACTGTGGTCTTATTAATGTCAAAGACAAAAACATTCCATTTCTTATACTGTTCATACTTCAACGCTTTTTTCTTTTCAGTAAGATTAGATTCGAACTCTATAATAATCTTTTGTCCTAAAAAAAGTAAGTCAGCAACACCGGTTCCCACGTCTATTTCAGTAAAAATAGTGCCTCCTTGTTTCATTATTTCAAAGCCAATTTCTGCTTTAGCGAAAAAATGCTCTTTTGTTTCATTACGATTATGGTAACGTATGCAGTTACACGAATGCCTCCAGCCAAGCGGCAGTCTAATCCTGTTTAATTTCAAAAAAGGCAGGATTTTAGAGTCTTTCATTTAAATTCCTCCTACTTTCATTTCATTAGCATAATAGAATTCCCATCCTTGCCTATCAATCCAAACCATTATAACTGCACGATTAATAGCGTTAGAAAAATTTTCTTTCTGAAACTTATTAATTTCGTCTCTTGTTTTCTTACTGTATTTATTGCTTTTAACTTGAATCCAATAATTTGGCATCCTTTTAGCTACTGCAATTAAGTCAAATAATTGAAAAAAATCATTCTTACCATGTCTAGTAATCTTCGCTTGCACTACTTTATAGCCTTTCTCTTCCCAGTACTTTCTTGCTTTTCTTTCATTTCTTCTGCCTTTTCTATAGCAATTAACCATTAATTAACACTTTCCTTTTAAGTTTAAGCTTAGGTTTCACGGAAGAATCACCTACTTGTCCAACGCTACCACCGTTGCAGTAGCTCCTTTCGCATGACTCTTTATCCGAACCCAAGCCCAACTCACTCTTTAAATCATTTAAGGCTTCGTCATAAGCAACAGCTTCATCAAGCGATTCAAAATCATTTTTCCTCTTGAGTTTTTTCAAGGCACGCTCAAGGTCAGTCTTGTCAATACAATTCTTTTCTATATCTTCCATTAAGAAAGTTTTGCAATCAGTAAAACCAATTTTCCAAGGTCTAGTTAATTCTTTAAATTCATCACCAAAACTATAAATATTTTTTAATGTAATTTTACCATCATAACCTGCGCCACCATCTAGATGTTCATCAAACCATTTTTTAAGCCACTCATAAATAAAGTCTAATAATTTATAATCATGGCTTTCTTGGTCTTTTAAACTTGGAAACTTGTTAAAGAAATCCTTACTTTTCATTTTTTTCACTTCCTAAACCAAGCTCACGCTCTAAATCAATTAAGGCTTCATCATAAGCAATGGCTTCATCAAGCGATTCACAATAATTTTTCCTTTTAAGTTTTTTCAAAACACTCTTAATGTCAGACTTGGAAACTGCTGGGAAAAAATCATGGACATCTCTGACCTCAAAACCAGTGTCAGAATATTGGTCTTGAGTATAACCACAATCAGGACACTTTTCCT